CTCATCACCGGCCATAAAGACCACCGAGGCCGCAGAAGCCGCAATACCGTCGCAGTAGGTCTTGACTTTGGCCTTATGCCGCCGGAGTGCGTTATATATCGCAAGCCCTTCCGCTACGTCGCCGCCCTTGGAGTTAATGTGGACGTTGATGGTCTTTACCTCTTCAGGCAGGCTCTGTATCTCTTTCACCAGACTGAAACTAGACACGTCACTCTCAAACCACTGCCAGGGTTCCGACACGATGTCGCCGTAGATGTAGACATTTGCTTCCTCGCCCTCTACGGCCAAGGCGTAGTATCTGTTAGCGATGTTGACCACCTCCTTTCGCGAAGTCTTACTAAACATCGCCACCCGTGGCGACCTGCTCGGCGGGGGCGTAGTTCTTGGTCATCCACTTGATGGTGGACCACTCGGTATTAAGCGGCTCCATACCGAGTGCCTTGAGGATGTCGTCGATGCTGTATCCGCCGATTCTTAGCAGTATCTCTAGGGCCCCGGCTATGTCCTTGATGTCATGGGCCCTTATCATGCTGGTGTTGACCTTCACATAGGTGCGATCGAGGTAGTTGCGCTTCTTGTAATACTTGCCGTTTAGCTCGTCCTGGATGATCTCCGCAATTGGATTGATGCAGAACGTCAAGAAGTTATCCATAGCCTTCTCGGTGTCCGCCACGTTGCCCTTGAGAAGTTGTGGTGGTACGTTCATCGCAATAGCCACGAAATCAAAGATGTCGTCGATGAAGGCCCTAATTTCCCTGGCCTCTTGGCTTGAGCGGCTTTGGGCACCTTGGGCTTTTTCGAGTTCCTGGTAATGCAAGCCCTTGTAAAGGGGGAGTACTGCGTCGCCTTCCGCCTCGAAGAAGCTCTTAAAGCGGTTTTCCATTAGGTCGCGGAGCTTGTTCTGCATGTCCTGTGTCTCTGGGACGCTCGCGTCAATCTCAACAATGCCACGCCTTGAGAGGTTACGGATATACTGCTTCTGAGATGCGGCTATTAGCTTCCCGTAGGAATTGTAGAGGCCGTCTATCAGGGCGCGCATCTTTGGGTTCTGGTACTCGAAATAGAAAACCTCCCTCTGGTCATAACTGCGGTCCAATTGGAAGTCATCTATCCTGATACCCGAGAACCGATAGTCGAAGAACGCCTTCTTCTCGACCTGGAAGCTCTCCGCAACATAGAAATTATCGCCCACCTGCAGAACTAGAGCATGGCCGTCTCTAACCATCCTCCGAACCACATCCCGCCAGAACGCGGCAGCGTTCTTGTTCGGATTGGGGCGCACGTTGAACGCGTAGTAGTTATCCTTCCGAGTCTCTTGACCGTTCTCGAAAGTCTGGAATTCTGCCTTGGTGAAGACACCCGCTATCAAATTCGCGCAAGCCTCAATGGCGAGTTCCTTGTAGTAGACCTCTGTCGCCAGTTTGCCAATGTATTCGGAGATGTTGACCTGCTTGGAGTCGCCTTTGAATATGTTGCGTATCCAGTCGATTAGGGACAAGTCCTAAATCACCTCCCTTGCGGGTACACATAAAGACCGAGGTCAAGAATAGTGCCGTCCGATTCGGGGAGCATCCCATCCTTACTCAGGGCATGGACTAAAGCAAAAAACCCGTCTGTCTTCCGCAGACGAGGTTCGATTTTCTTGTAGGTGATGTTCCCTTTCGCGTCCACGTCCTGATATGTGTTATTCACATACCAGCGCATGGTCGGGTTGTCACCGAAGACGATGAGCTCCTGGGCAAACATGGAGGTCACTAGAGGCGCCACCTTGGAATGAGTAATCGGCCCCGAGGCAACGGTCTCTAGTGGTAAACCGCACTCGTTGAACTTGCCCCTCAAGAGTTCGGCCCTGAAGCGGTCCGCCACGATGGTTAGGATGTGATATGTTCGGGCCATCTTCAAGAACCACTGGGCTATATGATCCGGACTTATCGTCTCATCGTTGACGATTGTGATAAGTCCACGGTCCGCCATTTCTTGGACTGGAAACTTGATTCTGCGGGACTCAATTTCTAGCGCTTTCCTACACACGAAGGTATGCTCAATCCAATACCTGAGTCCCTTGTATTTGAAAAGCAGCCCGCACGACGCGAAGTCATTTATCTCGGCGAAGTCGAACGCTCCGATGCACTTCTGGCCTTTCAGTTCGTCGTATGGAATGGGTCGGTTCGTGGCAAGTATTTGTTCCCAGGTGGCGACAGCTGTGAAACTCTCCTGCGCTGGCAGGTTCATTCGTTTGGTGAGGAAGTCAACAGCCAATTGCGGCTGGGTTTTCATGTCCTCATACGCCTTTTCGAGTGCCTGCCTGAGCTGTGGCAAGTAGGGTAGAGAGGGGTTGGCCTTAATCCACTTGCGCTTGTCGTGCACCTCTTCTTTGTCGTCGAGTTTGTAAATGAGAGGCAGGAACCCAAGACTCTTGACTTCCCCGGCGAGAACCATCCGCGCTTTCTCCAGCATATCATCAAGAAAACCGCCGCGGAGGTAGCCGTTGGTTGTGATTAGGAACTTTCGACCATGCTTTATCTTGCCGAAACTCGCATTGAACGCGTTGTAGACTTCCCAGTCAGGGTACTCTAGTATCTCATCGAAAACTACGCACCCCGCGCGCTTTCCTAGCCTCGTCTTGGCGTTAGACGTGTTATAGCGGATGTGGCTCTTCGTGCGGAGGTTCGTTATTACTAGCTTGGTCTTGTAGAAGAATTTCTTGGACTTATGCCAAGTGTCATCAAGCATCTCATAGACATCCATGAAGCTCCTCATAGCCTGGTCTTCGCTATTGGCGACGATCTCCACGTCGTACCTCGGTATGCCGTGGTAATGAGTTGTCAAGTACCAGCTAAGGGCGCTTATAAAGCCGTTCTTGCCGTTGCCGGTCCCGAGCATGATGAGGAATTCATCAAATACCACCGTATCCGTGCTCTTGTAGTAGCAATGGATAAGGGCGAGAATGAAGCGTTCCCAGTCGAATAGCGGGTAGAAGTAACGTGAGATGAGCTCGTCGGCTTTGGCAATCTTCTCGGAATCTATAAATACATCGGGGTCATCGAGTTTCTGCTCTATGAGATCCATTGCTTGACGGAGTTCTTTACACGCCTCGATTTCCCCGCTCCTAATCTTGTCCATGTACAAGTCAATGAACGGGTGATAATCCTTCCGCCGCTTCGTCATCTACATGGTCACCACCTCCGGCGGCCAATCGCTAGGGACTTACATCTCCTCGTCATCGCTCATACCGTCGCCTGCGACGGGTTTGAGTCCCAAGTGCTGGAGTATCTTGAGCATTTGTTGGTTTACGCGCACAAGCTCTTGAACGCTGTCGTTTTTCTTATGGCCCCACTGGTTAGCGCCATTCTGGTATTTCACAGTAACACCGCGCTCCTTGATGTCCTCGATGAGTTGGTTTTTCACGTCCCAAAGGGACATATAGTCCTTGACCAAATCCACGTAGAACTCGCCAACCGTGCAATTGCGCTCCAATTGGTCGAGTAAGTCTTGCAGTATTCGGTCGCGGACCTTCTTCTTGCTAGCCATAGGCCTCCTCCTCACCAACGCTCTGGCGGTAGGTTGCGCTTGGGTGAGTTAGCCACGCTTGGGAATTTCTCGGGATGCACTTCGTTATGACAGGCTGCACAGAGACTTATGAGGTTGTCATCGTCCAAGGCTAATTCTGGATGGGCTTCCAAGGGTTTTATGTGATGGACATTGGTCGCCGGGCTAAACTTGCCTTGCTCTTTACACCTTTGGCACTCGTAGTTGTCACGCTTGAGGATGTCCCTGCGCTTTTGCTTCCACCACCGCGACTTATAGAACCATCGTATCCACTGCTTGAGACTGTCTTTGTCGTGACAGTTCCTGTAGTCTTGGAGGCGCATCTCTCCATCCACAATTCAAAAAGCCCCGCTCTCGCAGGGCTGGTTTTCAGATAATGCTCCTGCCTCAAATTTCGCATGTTTGTTCGATTATGGCAAGACTCCGCCGTCTGTCAGTGTTCGAATAGCACGCCAAAATTCCTCGTTTATGCTGGGGCAACGTGACGCNCAATGTTCTCGTATCTTCTGCACTTGGTAGTGCACTGTGGAGGTTGACACCCCGGCGTCTTTGAGCCCACGCCGCTTTAGCCGCTTCGTCAACTTGGCGGCTATCTCCCTGTACGTCAGGTGTTGCTCGTACTTCCACGACGCAACCTGCCTGAGGTTCGGTGGCAGAGCTCGTATCGCCTCGTCCAGTTCGTCCAGCCCTTTCGAGATGACGGAACGAAAAAGGGCGATGCGTTCCACAAGGCTTCCATGCCCCCTGCTCTTGGTAGGCTGCTTGATGATGCTCGATGATGTGTTGGGTTCCGTCAGGCTCAGGAGTCTNCGCAAGAACAGACGATTATGCAGGAGATAGTCCACCTGCTGTACTGTGAGCTCTGCCATGTGGGTGCCTCCTCTCGCTATATCGCTTCAGCCTCCAGCAACCTCGCCGTCTTCTCCCAGCCCGCCAGCTCCTTCTTGAGTTTCGCCACGCCCGCCGCGTTCGGGCCATACTGCTCGTTGTAGGTGATAATGGCTTGGAGCCTGCGGACCATCTCCTTCGCGCTGTCACACCTGCCCCAGCATTCGCCGTTGCGCCACTGGTACTCTGGGTCATCGAAAGCCGTGCAGTAGCCTTCACTAAAATCTGGCAGGCAGCAGTCTTTGCACTGCTCGACGATCCGCTTAAGCATCAGAATCGCTCCTTTCTGCCTTCCATCTCGTCCATCACGAGATTGCCTATAGCCGANACCACAAACAGCNCTGCCATCAGGACAGTCACAACCCAGTGCCAGTTGGCGGTAAGCCATGTCATGGGGATACCTCCTCGAAGAGACCTTCGTCGTCACCAACGGCGGCAACATCAGACATCCACCAGTCAAAAACATCATGACCTGTTTTCCAGGTAGGCTTGGCTTTGTCTGGGTGAAGTCGAAGCATCTCGTCGAATGTCCTGATATAAGCCTCCTTGAATTTAGGCCAACGCAGGAACTGTTGTTCCCGACCTTTGCCTGCCATCGGGCATCCGATACAGCCGAGTCTCTTGAACCCCTCATCGTAGAGGGAGCAGTAGGGGAGGTTGCGGTCTCGGATGTATGCCCAAACGTCCTCGTCCGTCCAGTCGAAGATTGGAGCAACCATGATCTTGCCCTTGGTGGGACACATCTTCATCAGTTGTTCGCCCTGTTCGGGGTCGAAAGCAAAAGCTCGCTCTGACTTCTTGGGGGAGCAACGATTGACTATGCCCCAATTCTTCTTTCGCATTGTGCTCTCTGCCGCCCTTACCCCTGTGACGACAGTTCTTCCCTCGCCCCCCCGCTCTTTCAGGTGAACGCAGCAATACCTGGTGCGCATCGGAGGTATGCCGTTCTCTCTGATGAGTTGCCACATCGACTTCTTGTAAGGCTCCACGATCACATCGGGATAGTGCTTTCGCATGTTGTAGATGAGCTCTGGCGGATCGATACCTGTTTGGTTGTAGTGGGCGTCGAACTTCACGCCTGCTTCTTTGGCTAGGTGGTAGATGCATTGAGAATCCTTGCCGCCAGAGAAGGCGAGGTAATAACCGCGCTCGTCGAACTGGGCGTAGTGCTGTAGACGCTTGATAGCGAGATCGACCATGACCTCCAGTCGCTGCTTCATTTCATCCACTCCCTCAAAAAAACCTCAGTNCTCGGTCTCTGCTTGTCCACCCTAAACTCCACAGGCAGCAGCCTCAGCGCCTCGGCGTTGTCGTCGGCGAGGATACCTGCTTCCCGCATGGCGTCTAAGAGCAGCTTAGGTGCGAAATTATCCTGGTCTCTGCGCCGGTTCGTACGGAAGTAGTAGACGACTTGCACCTCCGCACAGTCAAAACAAGGCAGCTTGTAAGTCATCTTGAGGATACGCAGCCCTGTTGTCGTGTTGAGCTGGTTTAAGCTCACGGGTTCGCCGGGGANACAGAGCCACACGGAGCCGTCGGGTTCGATGCGGGCGTCCCATTCGGCTGTGGGGGTTTTCATGCGGCGACCTCCTTCAGGACAATCTCGAAGGGTTGCACTAGACTTG